TGTTCAGCTGGCATTACTAACTATAACTTGATTCTGGTACTACACCTGTTCCAGAAGTGTTTGAACCACTGGAAATCTCATCTTCTAATACATTGACAACTAGATTATCTATACCTAGTGTCAAATAGGTCTCCCTGAGTGAAACTAAGTCATTAGATTCGGGAATTACGGAGAATTGTATAATATTGTCAGTAGAGTTGACTACTTCGGTAATTATAAGGTCGTTAATCCTGACTTCTCCGTATGTGTAGTCAATCGTACCCCAATTACCACCAATATACTGTTTTGAACCATTTGTGGTCACATAGTAAAGACGTATGGTTCCTAATCCATCATCATTCAAGTAAAATACCTGATTTCCACCATCAGCACGTTTGAAACCATTAGTGCTTAAAGTTGGTGTCTCTAATTGTGCGTTAATTCTATTTCCGTAACAGATTTTGTAGTTAAAACGCTGATTTAGTGAAATTGGAACATTCTTACGCATCTTCACCTTTGTGATGTTCGATGTAATGGATGGTTCCGCATCATCAATGATCTTTTGGATTTTAGAGTACTTAAACTTACCACCAAACTTATTAAACTCAGCAGAAGCATTCAATGTCTCTAATGTACGGTAAATAATCTGATTAATTTCTGCTTGTGTCCTTCTTGTGTTGTTTGGGTTGAAATAAACGTAAGAAGAAAGGTCAATATACAAAACAGATGGATCCATGATCTTTGGTTCCACCGCACCTACTGAATATGAACGTATTTTCTTCTGTACTGCGTCTTTTTCAGAAATAGACAGACGATCTGCGTTTTTGGGTTTGATTACGACAATGACTTTACCGTATTCTGGTGGATCTGCCTCTTCACCGCCAAAAGCAACAATAGATTGGACGTTAGGATAGATCTGAGGAATGATTGCCTCATAATCCTTAGTAGTTACTGCTCTACCGAAGCTAGAATAGAACTTAGGAGCAGAATACTTGATACTATCAATAGATTCCGCTAAAGCACCACCATCAGGACGTGCTGTTAGGGTTAAACTGATGCCAGAAGTGATTGGAGCGTTACGAGAGTCCTTTACAGTCCCTGCAAACGAGAATCCAGTCAATCCATTAGGAGCTGACCCAGAAGAAGTAGGATAAGTGACCTCGATCACATCTCCATTGACTAATTTTTCCCCAAGGACTCCATCACCAAAGACTAACTCAGGTCTTTTGCTCTCTGACTCCTCTAAGAAGAATACTTTACTAATATTGTTTACTGCTGTTATATCTGTTGCCATCAAATATGCATCAGTGATAGTTCCACGTGTTACTTCTACACTCATAGCAGAAGTGTCAGCAGCTAGGTTGCCTAAAACAAACCTCTGTCTCTCTGACTCTGTTTTTACGAAAGTATCAGTGATGAATATTCCTTCAAATGTCTCTACACCTGTAAATGTTGCTTTACCATCTAGTGTGTTGACAGATACGATTAAATCCTTGGGTATGGAGAACACAAAGTTCGCTCCACCTTCTCCTGTGAACGAAGCAAAGACTCCTTTATTGATTTGTACTGATTCTGGGTATCCTCTACCATTAGACCCTGTGCCATATGTCGTCTGTATGACCACTGTAAAGGTCGCACGGGCACTTCTAGCACTCCTTGGGGTATATCCTATCAGTTTAGCTAACTTTACTACGTTTTCTCTTAGAACTGCAGTGTCTAAGAAGTTTTCGTTGATTGCTAGGTTAGCATTGACCGCAGAGTAGTAACTATTATAAGCAAGTACGTCTAATAGTGTGGATAACGAGGATCCTTCAAAGTCGTAGTCGCTAAATTCAGACTGTCCCTTTAAATATGCCTTTAATTGTGCCTTGATCTCGTTAAACTCTAACGAGTTGACTTTTGTGAGTGCCATTATCGTTTAAGTATAACTTCTAGGTTGTCAATTACGTTAGGTAGTCCTGTAATCAAATAATATATCTCTACTGCCAAGTCATTCGAGCGTTCATCGAACTTTGCCTTGACTCTATAACACACAACACGTGGTTCATAGAGGTTTATGATATTTTTGATTTGAGATTCTATAAGAGATGACTGTCCCTCTGCATATAATTCAAAAAGAGCACCAGTAATGTTCCCACCGTAATTTGGCAAGAATGGTTTCTCATAAAAGTTGTATCGAACGATGTTCTTTACCGCTTCTTTGATTGCTACTTCATTTTTAATTGTATTTACGTCATTGGTTATAGGATTCTTTCTAAATGTTAGATCAAAATCCTTAAACGCTCGACTGGGCAGGGAAGCTGCCATAGTATACCTACGTATTCGACCTCAATGTTTATTTAGACACGTTTTCAAAGGGTTTTCTCTTTTTTCTTGGTCTATCACTACGAGGATCGGTAATTAAGTACCTACAATACTCATTTCCATGGTCGTAGAAGTGATCTGACATATCTACGGGCACATTTGCGTTCCTTTTTCCGTCTACAATTCTATTTGCCTTGCCCACGATACGGTTTCCTCTTAGCGTTGCTTGCTGTAGCTGAGTATTTGGAATGTTTTCCTTTACCCTGTCTTGTTTTCTTTGGTTTCGATTCAATACTGTTTCCAGTGTTCCATGTTACTGCCATAATTTTTGTTATCCTGCGAATACGTTTGATGATCCTGCTGCGACTGATGTACAACCGCCTAATCCGTCTCCTACTCTACCACAACCTTTGCCATTTACAAAGACTGTAGAACTTCCACTACTTATAGAAGCAGAATGAGGTGGACATGGACTACCAGGTTTTAAATGAACTGTATTCTTATCTCCTTGACGAGAAATAGGAATACCGTTAGCGAAGACGTTACCTGAACCCTGTGCTCTAGACATTCCAGAACAATGGGCTACATCTGCGTCTCCGATTCTTGTTACTGCGGGCATCTGATTAATAATAATTTGAAATAAAGGAACGTATGCCTTCCCACTCATTATATATCTTCAATTCGAGAGTGAAGTTTGTAGTAGACCCATCATGTGTAACTGTAATGGTAAACGTCTCAGAGACATAAGCACTGCCATCTTGGTTTAGATCGTACATAACCTTACCAGAGGGCATGTTATCTGTACCTTCTACTTGTGTTGGAGTGGAGTTGAGGTTAGTTTGACCAGGTTCTACGTATGTAAACACATCATTAAAGGGATCTGATAGCGTCCCACTGATTGAAACGCTTGTTGTACCTGGCGTAATGACGAGGTTTGGGTGCGTTCCTTGTACAGTAGCAGTCACGTTCGTAATATCATCATCTACATCACCAGATGCGGTTACAGTCTGGTTCATAGTGAAATTAGGTCTGGTTATGTCGGGTAATCCCGTTGCTACGTCTGGAGTTATACTTACACTCACTTCTGTTCTCTTGCTTGTAGCATAGTTAGGAAGTTTACCATGTTCTCCATCAACGCATGGTCGTTAATATCATGCGGTGGTTCTGGATACTTCGGCATAAACTTAATTAGATGATCAAACTTGTCTGGAATATCCGAGATTCTATGATATTCTATCAATTCTGTGCCCTGACGAATAGTAAAATCGCCTTCGAGACTTAAAAATTCTGCTTCCATAGGATTTCTGCCCTATAATTACAAATATTTATCGTATCGTTGCGAAGCAACGACGCGATTTTGGGACTTTCAGTACGAAGTATCAGTAATCGCTAGATTATCGTCTTCATCTAGCGTAATTTCTACGTAATTTAACTCCGTATTGTACGTCCACATGAGTTTTTCCCAGATTGGATGGAAATCTTCCTCATCTACACCTCTCATAATACATCTATCTTCCCAATAGAGGTGATAAATCTTAGAGCTTTTCGATAGAGTTGATTCTTTTGTCATGTTCGAGTACTACGTCTACTAATTTTTCATAATTTTCCTTATTTGGTCGCTTCATTAGAAGCTCCATGCTATTAAGGCGGGTCTCTAGTGCCTCAATTTGTGATTTGAGAGCGTAGAGACAGTCAGATATCTCTTGCTGAGTCATTCTTCTATATCAAAACTCCATTGTATAGACTTAATATAGTCAAAAGTACATGATATGTCTTTATCACAGTCAATATCATACTTACGATCACAAAGAAATTTACGTAATTCATAAATTCCAGAGAATTTTCCCTGTTTTTCTTGGTTCTCGTCGTATAGAATGTACTTCATACCCTCTAGCTAGTTGATCTAGACCTAATTATAACACATATTATGAGCAAGTCAACACAAATTCACAAATTCTTTAGGTTCTTTTAAGGATTTCTCCATATGAGCATCGTTCCAATGACGTATATTTCCTGCTACGATAAAACAATTAGTGACAATGAGTTGAATAAAGATAAAAGTACGTATACCCGCTATGATATCTGCCTCTCGATCTGTCTTTCCTGACTTCTCTCCGAGTGCTTTTGCCCAAATTCGCCACATTGAATGATTAAGTTTCTTCTTGTTCAAACGATTTAAAGACTAAAAGTTCTTCTCCATCTTTAACATCGTCCATTTCTGGATGTATATTATACTTCGGACTCGGTTTTGTGTCAAGTGCCATCAGAACAGACGACATACTTCGCCACATAAAGGCAAAAGATGCCCCTAATACTGCTGCGAACGTGATAAAGTATACGAATATTGTTATGTCATTCATCTTCGGTAGGTTCTTTCCCTGTATAGTATGTATAGTAGTCAATTTCTAGGAGTCTACAGAGTTCCTCGAACTCTTCATCCGTCAGTAGATCTAAGTTCATTCTGCTCCTTCATGTACTCTTCACGACCATCTCTAGTGAAAACACCCTTCTCATAGTCGAAGTATGGGTGTGGTTCAGCAGAGACTACTGGATCCTTTGTCCTATTCTTTAGAACAATGAATCTATCCTTAGCAAAGGTTCCTGCTATCTGTACTTCAATGTCATCAGTGTCCTTCCAGTTGACCTCACCCTTGAGATTGGTGTGAAGCATTGCCTCTTGGATCTTGTCAATCAGTTCTTTCGTTAATTTCATACTCAATTCTTATTTCTTTGGAAGACCTACCCATACTATCACACTTTGAGACTTTTTGAAAGGTACCACGTAACTGTGTAGCAATACCTTTTAGTTCCTCAATGAGTTCTGCTTCGAGTTCATCAGCGATATCTCTATGTCTGTCTACTCTCATTTCTTAAATACTCCAATTTTTTGTAATACGTATAGTCCGAGTACAACCCAGAATATCAGTTCAAGTGCGTAGTTAGTCGTCATGGTCATCCCACTGGTCTGTTAGACCCTTATTGTTAAAGAAAGCTTTGTATACTCCAAATGCTGAGAGGGCGACCAATATAACAAGTATACTTATTCCAAAGGTCTGATTGGGGTCAGCGTTGTAGTGAGGTATGATTGCGTTACACTTAGTCCAAGTACCTGGAAGTGTATACACAGGGGGGCATGAGAGGAAAATCATATAAAAAAAATTTTGAAATATTTTTGAAACGGACGTACCCACTTTTGTAGGTTAGAGCGTTGGGACTCTTTTATAACGGGGGCACCCGCCCCCGAAGGGCGGGGACTGGTGTTAGTCCCAGTCTGCTATGTGTGTCTTCTCTATCCCGAAGAGAGGACGCATATAGTTCTTAAAGTCTTCTAGTTTAAATCTAGCAGCATCTCTTAAGAACTGCTCACCACACATAGCGATGTCTCCTGTGTCAGTGTACTCTGCTACTACTTCATCATAGCAACACTGTAGCATAGACTGATCTGTTAGATCATAGTCTGAGAGGGACACATAATTAAAGAATGACATAATCAATGAATGAATGTTTGTTTATAATACTATTATACACATATATTATATGCTATGTGTGTATATATGGGACACTTAATATATTGACACATATAATATATCATCACATATATTATATGCTAGCATATATCAGTATGCTATATAAGACCCCTTATATAGAGGGGGGGTTATAGTCCCACGGGGCAGGGTCGCATATTTTCTCTACTAGAGAATCAAAATGTGCTTCGCTGTCGTCATCAATCCAACCCATGTCTAAGAAATAGGTCGCCATCTTGACTAGCACGGACTCTTCGTCCTCATTCATAATTAATTCTCTTTGCCATTGCTTGTTGTCTGTGGTCATGATCTATGCTCCATATAAGGGGGGGTTACTGAGAGGGGGGGTTAGTTAATCGCTTTCCACTTGATGTCTGCTTTAGTGCCGACCTTGAAAATACAAACCTGTTCCATGTTGTCTGTCGCCATGTCTAAAGCAATGTCTTCCGCTGCTTGAAAGTTAGATGTGAACTCAGCACCGATTAGAACTTGATTGCCCCAGTGTGAAGGTTGAATTGCCCAAGTAGTCATTGATTGCTCCTGTTTGTTTATACTACTATTATACACGTCCCCTTGGTAGAATAGGGACTTGATTGTGACAGTAATTAAACTGTCACAGAGCAGCTGGATTTGCTGTGCGTATTGCTTTAGCATTAGTGATCACACCCCTTATCTGTGTATGCGTCCTCATTCCAGTGTTCGCCCATGTCTAGGACACCAAGGTTAACTGCGATTGAGTCGAAACATTCCATAGCACTGCGGGACATTCTATTACATGTATAGTCCCACCCTAGGGACGCGAAGTCATCGTATAACTTCGCGTAATTGATTTTCCTCATGTTAACCTCCCATGCTTAGAAATCTTTCCATAACCATTTCGTCTATAACGTGGTTAACATCTGGATC